ATTCAACCTATCCGGTAGGTTGAGACTAGCGATGTGCTGCTCTACTTCTTGAACAGAGATGTTGTCGTACATTAACTCATCGTCAAACGAGAACTCGTAGTCGTTGGCCTGACAAAACTTCATAACTCTATGGGCCAGCCCAGTGTAAAGCATACCAGTCAGTTTATTAACTAGTCGGATCTTACCATCCCATACTCTGGCTTTATACTTAGGATCGAACTTATAGTTTTCTTTAAAATATGTTAGTGTATCTGATAGCTCCATTACAATAGAAGCATCAGCTCTTACTCTACAAAAAGACTCGTTGACATATTGTAAATGTACTTTGTCGGCCATTAACCGCCTCCGGTATACTTGATCCAATCAACGGCAGTTTTAATCTGGAATCCTCGATTAGATATGGTTTTGATAATAGATTCGAGCAGCTCAATCTTCTCATGCTGTACTCCAATCTTTAGCGTGTGTTCGATAATATCCTTGTCAGCATCGATATACTGACCTACATCCGAGCGGATGATCTTACCAATAGCTGGCAGCTGCCAACCCTTACTCTGGGTCTCCTGTGTCGGGCCCTGAGTGTAAAACTCATACTTGTCGAGCTTTAGCGTCTTCAGTTCGGCTTCATACTTACGGAGAATCATTCTCTCGTTGGTATAGATCTTGTGATATTTGTGGTGGAGCTTTGATAGCTTAAGCGCTTCTTCATCGAGCACATTGCGGTCGACGTGGCTGTCTTGTTCCCATAACTCAAAGATTGATTCTAACTTCATAAACTTCTGACCCTATCAACATAATAAACGTGACCATACTATTGTATACATCAATTCAACATTAAGGTCAACTTATATTGTCTCGTAGAAGAATCTTTGGAATCTGAAAGTGACTGTAGCATCTACATATTGAACACCTTGTAACGTAGAGTCCATCTCTAGCGGCGACAAGGACATTGGAATGACATCGGTAAACTTGATAGTGATTATCGGTCTCTTAGCGCTATCCATAATCATTAAAGCTGCATCATGGAACGTTCTGTTATATTGGTCACCGTTGTCTGGGTGTCCTAGTTCTACCATCCAGTTGAAAATCTCTAGATAGTCGGATAGATCTTCCCCCACCTTGAATGTAACCGATAAATCACCATATTGGATATTACCAGGGTTGATAATGCGTACGAATCCAGGAGTAGGTGTTTCTGCGATACCGAGCTGCATCCCTGGGATATCCACCTTTTGCACAAGGTAGTTGGTGTTAGGGGTCTTGTCCAGCACGAACCCAAAGTTAATTGGTGAAAGCATACTAGTTTGAGGATTAGCCATTTTTCCTGTTGCCTATCAATCAAGTTGTGTATATAAGGGGTATTGCACCCAACAGATACCTTATTTATACTGCTAAAAAAAGAGGGGACCCTTTCGAGCCCCCTCCCTAGTTTCGCTAATGCTAGCTATTGCTATTACATTAGGTTGTTTACAATCAAACGTCTGTAGTAAACGTTCGAATCTTGTGTCAGAGCACCAAGACCTGGTGAAGCAGCATCAGCACCGCCAGCGAATGGGTTGGCTACCATTCCGTAACGAGTCTTGAAGCCGATCTTTGGCTGGAAGGTGTCTGGGTTAACTGCACGGACCATCTGTAGTGGAACATATGGGCAGTAGAACAGACCTGCGTCAAATGCTGACGAACCCTTGTAACCAACAACCATGTAGTTGTTGCCTGCATATGGATCAACATAAACGCGGAGACGACCGTTAAGAACACCAGCGAAGGTATTACCTGTGTCATCGACCTGTAGGTTGTTCGAGTTAAGAGCTGGAGCGTAGTCGAGTACACCTGCCATCTGAAGTGCGGAAGCTACGTCCGACGAACAGATGATGATGTTACCCTTACCACGTCTGGTTCCCTTAGCGATCTGGTTAGCTTCACGCTCGACCTGGAACATAAGACCCTTGAACTTTTCAACTGACCAACGGCCGTTTGAATCGGTGTCAAGATCGAATACGCCCGAAGTTGTTGTACCTTCGGTTGCACCCTGCTTAGCAGTTACAACGATTGTACGGATAACTTCACGGTTGATTTCAGCAAGGATTTCGCCAGACAGAATGTTCGAAAGTTCTGTTTCAGCATCCAGACCATGAATAGCCTTAAGATCCTGAGCCAGTTCTAGCGAGTATTCAGCCTTTAGAGCACGTGACTTAGCAGAAACGGTAACCTTCTCGATTGAGAAAGCCATTTCTGGGAAGATTGCTGTTGAGTTAGAACCTAGAGCTTCTGCAGTTGCTGTGTTGATACCACCACCGAAGTTGTAGTCACCATTACCAGCGTTGTTAGACGAAACTGGGAATGTACCAACGCTGCTTGCTGCGCCACCTACGTCAGTTGCTGCGCCGTAACCAGCTGCAGTTGCACCTGTGTTAGAACCACCGCGACCTGAGAAGCCGGTGTTTGATTCGTTGTAGAATGCTTCTGCGCCATCCTGTGCAGCGTAACGAGCACGCATTGCGAAGATAAGGCCAGTTGGACCAGTCATTGGCTGAACGCCGCAGACATCGTAAGCAACTAGGTTTGGCATCGCACGACGAACGAGCGAGATAAGAACTGGATCGAAGTTATCGACTGACGAACCAGTTGCGTTTGTTGGAACGGCTTCACCAAGGAACGATGCACCGCCTGTTACCGAACGACCTTCGTTAAGAGCACGCTCTGTGTTCTCAAGAATCTGTGCGGTTACAGCACGCTTGTGCGTATCCTTGATGGATGGCAAATCACCGTGCTCTAGCACTGGCTGCCACTTTGCTTGAATTTCTTCAGCTAGAATTGACATTTTACTCTTCTCCCTTAAATTAACCTTTATGTAGGCTAGTTTTATTTATAAAAAAATTACTTTACAGCTTTTGTGATAGCCTGAACATACTTGTCCATTCCTGGAGCAGTATATCTTGTGACTTGCTCTTCATCATCGCCATCGATCTCTTCTGTGATGAGACCAGTTGCCGGTGCTGATTTTGTCTTCTTGGAGAAGTAGCTCTCCTTGACGATTTCGAGCTTCTTACGGTATGCGTCAGCGCCTGTATATTCCAGACCTTCTGCAAGTGTGCGAAGCTTTTCTACCTGGGTAGCTGCAAGACCTTCGGAAACCTCATCAAGAGTTGCTTCCTTAGTAGCGTCTACAACGATCGACTCAAGCGCTAGCTTTTCGTCGATTGATTCATTTAACTGAGCTCTCAGATTGTCAATTTCAGCCTTCATTTCGCCGAGTACGTCAAGCTGTTCGTCTGGAACAGCAATGTAGTGCTCTGCAAATAGGTTCTGAAGACCTGCCATGAAGTTTTCTGCGATGTTAGTACGAAGCGATGTTTCAACAGCGAGTTCGTTTGCTTCCATCCACTGTTCGATGCAGTAGTTAAGATACTGATCAAGCTTCGAGGAAACGTCTTCAAAGATTGTGTTAGCTTGTTCCTGGAGAGCAGTTTCGTAAGATTCTTGAATCTCTGCAACAGCTTCTTCAAACTCTTCTTCGAGACGCATTGTTTCGAGAGTCATACGAGTGTTAACAGCAGCTTCGAAAACAACCGAAGCTTTTTCTCTTAGCTCTTCAGAAAGATCGTCGTCTGAGAACATCTCAGCAACATCTTCCTTAACAGACTTAGCAGCAATAGTTGCTCTGTTCTGATCAGCTGTGCTTGGAACCTGATCAGCTTCGTGGCCGATCTGCTCAAGGGTACGGTTGAAAAGATCGGAAAGATCTTCCTTACCAAGCTGGTTTAGAAGCTGCACAAAAGTTGCAGTCATCTGTGCTCTTGATTCTGTTCCGCCTGAACCACCACCTGGGTTAAGTGTGTCGGACGATGCGGTTTCTTGAATGTCATTATCGACCATGTCAAGCGTTTCCTTCTCTGCCATTTTAAACTCCCTTTGAAGTATTTATTTATTATTTATTAAAACGAAACTTTTGAAAGTCTATTGAGATAATTCTCAAAGATTGCAATTTTCTTTTCCTGAAGATCACGAGAAGAAGATGCTCTTTCGATAATTTTTTTGGTTTGTTCAGCTAGTTGGATAGCTTCCCAACCAGCCTTAGGGTTCCAAACCCACTCACATCCTTCCATAATGCCATTAACAAAAGCATTAGGAGCAGAAGGATCAGCAACAATATCAGCGGCCGTTGCTAATTTAAAATCGTCTTGCACTTCGTTGATACCTTCTCTATTTAGCTTGAGCGAACCCATGCCTCTGGAAGATACGCCTAACTGAGCACCGGACTCAATAAGACCACGAGCAATATTGCCCATAGGTGTCTCTGTAATCTTTGCCTTACCGATATAGTTTGGTCCGTCTTTGCGGAGTTCGGTAATGATGTGGGAAACTCTATCAAGGTTGATTTGTGGGCCATTTGGGTGGCCTAGCTCACCAAACGCACGCTTCGAATCAACTGTTTCCTTAATGTATCTCTGGACTTCGCGGTCCATAGTTTCTTCTGGATACATTCTACCGTTGCGATTCTTGATCGCTGACTGAAGGAATACACCCTCGATGTAGAGGTTCTTACCACCAGCTTCTTTAGCTTCGGTGATGTAATTTACCTCTTCGTTAAGTTCAGTAATCAGACGCATTGTAGTTA